AAGGATGGGCATTATTCGGCTGTCGGGGAAAAGGATGTCGCACTCACCGCAAAGCTCAGTGCTGCGGAAACAGGAGACGGCAGCGCCGATATTTACGTCAAAGCGGTGCGGCTTGAAGTGTAAAGGTGGTGTTCTGCGATGGCAAACAGACCGTGGGTAACACCGCAGGAAGTGTATGATTACTCTGAAATTGCCGTTGTTCAGGTGCGGCCGGAATCCAAAGTAAAGGTCGATATTATTCGAGCCGAACAGTACGTCATTGCCTACACCAACAACGGATTTGAAGATTATGAAACCATCCCGGAACCGGTGAAAGCTGCGGTGTTGCTGTTGGCAGAAGCCTATGCCTACAACTCTACTTTGAAGGAATCTACGATCAAATCCGAAACATTTGATGACTACTCCTACACAGCAGAGACTACGGCAATCAATATTAGTGATTTGGATTTGGCTGCGCTGCTTGACCCATATATCATTGATGAACCCCGTGGCGGTGTGTTTATGCGGCTTAGGAAGCTGTGAGGTGAGCGTATGAGCCTGGAAAAGCTATTGAATCACACTTGCGACATTTACCATCTTAAGAAGGGGGAAGATTCTCCGGGGTATGGGCTTCCGTCACCTCCGGCCTTTTCCTATCCAGATGAACCGGACATTTCCGGACAAATCTGCCATTTTGGAGTTCGGTCTCAGAGCGTATCTATCAATCAGAGCGCTCCGGCCAATCTGATGGAAGCAAGGATTAAGCTCACTCTTCCGTTAGGGGTTGACATCAGAACCAATGACAAGATCGTTCATCGTGAAACCGGGTTAGAGTACACAGCGGAGAATCCAATCAACGTCCGAAACCATCACCTCTTTGTGTACATCAAAAAGATAGAGGGGCAGAAAGCACTATGAGCCAAGTTCAAAATTCGTTGTTTGAAATTGATGTTTCCGAAATGAGAGCTTTTTTCAATCGGATGCACCAAGCTGGAACCGGCGATCTTCGGAAAGCTATGCAACGCTGGTTAGAAGGCATTGGCCTTGAATTTTTGCGCATCGTACAGGATGAAATCATTCGGCGTCAGGTTGTTGATACCAGAATGCTTTTGCAGAGTTTCCAGAAAGACGATGACAACAATGTTTGGATGTTATCGGAAGAAGATTTGGAACTGGAAGTCGGAACTACCCTTGAGTATGCCAGCTATGTCAACGACGGGCATTGGACGAATCCCAAAGGGGTTGAAAGGCGCTTTATTCCGGGCGATATAGAACTTGGGCCTGATGGAAAAGTGGTTGAATTTCGTTACAACCCATCTGCGTCGACCGGAATAACCTTGAAGCAAAAATGGGTGAGCGGGAAACCGTATTTTACCAGCGGGTTGAAAGTCATTGAAAAAATGCTTCCCAATTATCTTGACGCCTTGATGGAACAGTGGATTGAGAATTACTTCAAGGGGGTGCTGAAATGACCACACCAACTTTAGTTCTGGAACAGGAACTGGCCAGTATCATGAATTTCTGCTATGAGAACAGCGGAAAGCCAGCTGTGTATTATTACAAGATGCCGGAAGATTTTGTGGTACCGTCACTATACTTTCCAACACCGGAAATTACAACGAACGGCGAAACATTTCTAACCTACGCCATGGATTATATGTGGATCATCAACTGCTTTCACAGTCATTCCGAATTGGCGTATGCTCTTGGATTCGATATTTTGACTTCTCTGAAAGTGCATCGAAATCTGATCCCATTGCTGGATAAAACCGGCAAAGAAACCGGGCAAGGTTTGCGGCTGAATGACCCGTCCTTGAAGGTTGTGGATACCGGAGCCGCTCAGCTTACGTTAACTTGGCGGTCCAGGCGTCCTTACTCTTCCCAGGAATCAACCATGATGCAGGAATTTGTG